CCGAGACACACGCAATTTGATAATTTGAGACAAGCTCACCCATTTACCTTAGACGAGATTTCCTACATGGTCAAGTCGGGGGGTATCAGCCGAGTAATTCAGCACCGAGATGAGCGCGGAGCAACCGAATATTGGTGTTTACCCCCTGATGTCGCTGATTTGATCCACCTCAGGTACGAACCAAAGGGGAAGTTTGCCACCTGCAAGGACTTCCCCAACTGGTTTCTCACGGATGATGGATTAGTTGCTCAGATTGACAAAGTACGAAGCCACCTGGACAAACGATACAAAAACAAAGTACGAAAATTCTGGTCTGGTGCCTTAATCAAGGGCTATGACGATGGATACAACAAGCCTACCCTGCTATTTATCAATTCTAAAATGTTCAAAGATGGAAAAGTTATGTCGAAGGGTCATGTTGTTGCCCACCGATGGGATAACAATGATATTACTGAAAAAGACCCTCGCATTGATGCTTTTCTTACCTTAGTATTGGCACATGGCGACCCTGGGCTTGCGTATAGAGAATCTTTTGGTTCATTTAATGAGACTGGTTCCATTAAGGCAGCGAATCGTTTACTTGGACATGCTTATATTGCTAAAAAATTGGAGAGAAAATTGAAAGATAAAATCAAGGCAATACTTAAAGAACGAGGATTAGAGATAGACCCTGAATCTTTTGTGATTGGGAAGCGACTTGATTTGCTTGAAAAGGCGATAAGCACCCCTGAGGGAAAAGGGCTTGCGACTGCGACGAAACTGCTTGAGGGGTTAGAGGACATGTTGAAGATTGAGAAGGGTTCCCCCAAGACCACTAAAAAGATTGTTAGAAAGTTGACCGCGGAGAGTACCCCAGGTCCGAACAAAGAGAAGTTGCTTGGCACCGCGACTGAAACCACCGAGATTACAACTGAAACCAATGAGGAAATAGATGAATAAGCTCACCCTTCAGACTGTGAAATATACGAAGTATGGAACTTTTGGTGTATTTATTTTGGACAACGGAATTCCTGCGCTAGTTACTGTTGAGCGTGAGTGGAAGGATAATCGGCCATATATTAAGGGTAAGCAATCTGGATCCTGCATACCTGCGGGTTGGTATGATGTTGAATTCTACATTCATCCGACTTGGGGTAAGACTTGGGTGGTTAAAGATGTGCCGAATAGAAGTGATATTATGATTCATCCTGCGAATTACATGAAACAGCTTCAGGGCTGTGTAGCACCTGGGATGAACTATGGTATAGTGAAAGGTCATTATGGAGTACATAGCTCCCGAGTTGGTATTGAGCTACTTCATGACCATTATGGCGAAGAACCGTTTTCATTAGAGGTGATTAGATGACAGATTTTAAAGATTCAGAGTTTCCGCTTTACAAATGCCACAAGATGGTAAAGGCTGCCCTTATACTTGGTTTATGCAAGGATGAGGATGATGGTGCCTATGACTTAACCTTATTCAATGTTTCGATTGGTTTTCCATCTGTATTGCGAATCCCTGCCAATTGGGTTGAGCGTTTCAAGCCTGAGGTTGGCGGTTATTATGTGATGTATAAAGATGGGTACACTTCATTCAGCCCGAAAAAAGAGTTTGAGGATGGGTACAACATCATGGGGCTTATGGAGTTTGACCAGTCAGATGTTGAGCAGTTACAGGAGGAAGCCGCAAAACAGTTTATCAAGGGTCAAATGCCAGTTGAGGAATATCTTGATATTGCCATTCCTGCTGACCCCTGGAAGCTCCGTTCAAAAGGCATGTCATGTGCTACCTGTATGTGGTCAGTAATGAAAGAAGCCATCGACCCCAATAGAACGCCACTTGGTCGTTGTCGAAAAAACGCTCCCACAATGGATGGTTACCCTGCTATATTCGAGGATGATTGGTGTGGTGAGCATAAATTGGATGAGAACAAGATATGAAAATCCCTAATTCAAGGTCGCAAATGATAGCCGATTTGAAGCTTATCAAATGCGACCTACTGGCTGACTTGGAATTAGTTGATCACATGCTTGGGTTTCATGGTGATGAGCCTAAGCCTGCTGATTTCAGGCAACATGAACGAAATGTCAGCATGATTAAAGCTCAGACTATTGCCATGATTATGAGTTCTGCTGACACCGCGAAGCGGTACAGGGCTCACATGGATGCTTTTGCAAAGTCTGGTGGTCTTGAAGCGATCAAATCTCACCCTGATTATCTTGCAAAAATGTCAGGTGTTGGGAACGCATAGTTGACAAAATTAGTTGAAGCGGAAGTAGCTGGCCTTTACGAAGAAGTTGAAGTAGAGGTTGATGAATTCGGGTTTACTCCCGAAGAAAAGCAACAAGCGAAAGATAATATGGGGTTAAATCTCCAACTCATGGCTGAGACGATTGCAGGGCTAGCCATGACACATTTATCGCCACCGTTTCACGCTGAAATATATAAAGCATGGCTTGAAGCCCTCACGCCCAAAGGAAGAAAGAAAATCCTCACAGTAGCCCCTCGCTACCATGCCAAGAGTACGGTAGCAGGGCTATTTTTGGTTTTACACCACATCTTTTATAGAAAAGGTCCGAAAGTTGTGGTCATTGTTTCAAGGACTGCATCCCACTCCGTTCGCGTGCTTAATACTGTAAAAGAGGCACTAGATGGTGAGGGTAGTGAAACCCTGAAATACTTCTACGGTGACCACGGCCCACATACTGCGATTAAATGGACTGAATCTGAAGTTCAGCTTTCCGATGGAACTTTAATTGTTGCCCTGGGTACTGGTCAGCAAATTCGCGGTATCAAACACGGTTACCAAAGACCCACATTCATTCTACTTGATGACCCTGAGGATGAGGAAAACACCAAAACAATCGATTCCATGAATCAGAATTTTGAATGGGTGGTTGGTGCTGCTATCCCTGCCCTTGCCGTTGATGGGATTATGGTTGTGATTGGTACGGTATTGCATCAATATTGCATTGTCCGAAGGTTGAAAAAGGCTGAAAAACAATGGACTGTGTTATGGTATCAGGCGATTGTTGATGAAGCGAAGAAACTGACATTATGGCCTGATTTATGGCCGTATGAAGCCATTATGGATAAAAAGAATGAAGCTCGCGCACTTGGCAAGCTTTCTACTTGGTATCGAGAATGGATGAATATGATTGTTGCCCCAGAGCATCAACCTTTCCAAGAACATATGTGGAAAACCCGTTGGGGCGGTGAAGTCAAGAACTATAAAGACGAGCGATATGCTGAAATCAGAGTTGAGCAAGATGGGAGTTGGTGGTGGATTCCTGTTTTTCTTTACATGGGTATAGATCCTGCGCGTTCAAAAGAGGAAACTGCTGATTTCTCAGCTATTCGTATCATCGGTAAGGATGCTGAAGATCATGTTTGGTCGATTTACACATGGAAAGCTCGCGTTTATCCCATGGAACTTGCCGCTAAAATCATGGAAGTGAGCAAGGAATATGCTATTCGTGGTATCAATATCGAGACAGTTGGCTATCAAGAAATGCTCAGAGACTACTTGAAGCATCAGAAACTATGGTTGCCAGGTATTGAGCGTAAAAATCAGCCAAGAACGGCTAAAAATGACCGACTTCTTGGGAATCAACCAAGATATTCTCAGGGTGGAGTCACTTTGCGTGAGAATGGTGATGAGCCTTTGATTGATGAAATGGTTGTATTTGACCCATCGAAAAAGAACAATATTGACGACTGTATGGATGCTGACTGGTATGCTTTGAAGGATGCCCACAAATGTCCATATCCCAAGCGTTTGACATCGATTCCTCGCCCAGAGAAGCAAGGCGTTCGCAAAAAGCGTAAAATCAGAATTGGTGGTTGGCAAGCGTGACAAACTTTGACAAAAACTAAGAATCTTCACCTTTTTTACCCCATATACCTTTAGAACTTAATACTTTAAGGTTTTTTATCCAGATACCTTAAATATTCTTGCCCATGTTATGACAAAGCATCTTTTTATATGTAATGTTAACTGAACAAGAAAACAACTACACCGACAACGCCCCGATTCTCGACCCGAGATGCGTTGAATCGGAACGTCAACTTCGACTTTATCTAACTGCTTCCCAAGATTATCGCCAAGACCAACAACAGTGGTATTCGTTCACTTATGGTGACCAGTGGCAGGAAGATGTCCGAAAGCTATTGGAGAGCAGAAACCAAGCTCCAATCATGTTCAATTACATTGCGCCTGCCGTTGAGCAGGCGATTGCATATCTAACAGCACGTTCACCTGGCTTTTCCGCTACTGGAAGGGATGATTCGGATGTGAAAACTGGCCGTGTTATGGCTGACTTCCTTTCCTACCTCTGGTATAGGTCTGATGGTGACCTTCAGTTTGTTCGGGTTGCGATGGATTACTTCGTTCGTGGCTTGGGGTATTTGGTCGTTTGGCCTGATAAGAACGCAGATCATGGTAGGGGCGAACTCAAAGTTGAGTATGCAGATACCAATAATATAGTCGTTGACCCTTCCACTACGCATCCTCTACATGATGATGCCGCGAGTGTGATATATTTCCGTGACATGACCACCGCTGCTTTCAAGAACAAATTCCCAAAACACCAAGACTTGCTAGAAAAAGCCATGCCTGCGGGTCCAAATGAGGCTCCCGATGCTGAGAATGAGAATGATGGTGGTGGCAATACTCTCAGGAATAACCCTGGCAACTACGTTCAAGAACCTGAGAAAATCGTTCGTGTAACATCTCGATATACCAAAATTCCTGCTCAATACAACCGTGTGCTAGACACGCGAGATGGAAAAGAGCAAATCAAGTCTGAAGCAGACTACAAAGCTTTTCTAGCTGAACCCGTGTTTGCTATAATCACGGCTGATTCAGTCGATTATTTTGACAGTCAAGCCCAAGCCATGCAGACCCTTATCCAGTACCAATCTCAGAATATTATTGTTCAAGGGTTGGAATCTAATCGCCAAAAGATGGTTACTGAGGGGATTTACAAGACTGTACTCTATTTTCAGGAACGTGTCCAAGACATTACTGACGTTGGTGGTCAGCTTATGTGGGATAATGTGCTTCCTATTTCTTACTATCCAGTAATCCCTTTCCACAACAAGCATACTGGAACCCCATATTCATCCTCAGATGTATCAATGGTGATCAGCGTTCAGCAGTTTGTGAACAAGCTGACTTCACTTGTAATTGCATACATGCAGGCCGCTACAACCATGAAACTATTGGTTCCCGAAGGTTCTGTTGAGGATATTGAAAAGCTTGAGGAAGATTGGAAACGGCCTGATGCTGTGATTCCTTTCGATGCTTCCTATGGAACTCCCCACGCATCCGTTCTGCAGCCCCTTTCCAATTCAGTCTTTCAGCTAATCCAGATGGGTAAGCAGATGATTGAGTATGAATTTGGAATCTTTGAATCCATGATGGGTAATGGCGCTGAATCGCCTGAGACTTTCAAGGGTACTATGGCTGTGGATGAATTTGGTCAGCGCAGGATTCGCTATAAACTGAGACAGATGGAACGCTCTCTCAGGCGTGTTGGTCAGGTTCTAATGGAATGGTCTGGCGATTTTTACACCACCGAGAAACTATTTAAGGTTATTGCTCCGAACGGTGATGTTGAGCAAGGCATGGTAAATGTACCCAAGTATGATGATAAGGGTGCATATGTTGAGACTCTATTCGATGTCAATAATGACTATGATATTATCATCATGGGTGGATCTACTCTGCCTGTTAATCGTTGGGCAGAATATGAGACTTACAAGGATGCCTATACGATTGGACTGATTGACCAAGAAGAAGCTCTCAAGAAAACTGAAATCTTTGACCGTGAGGGTGTACTTGCCCGAACGAGTAAACTGAAACAAATGGCAGGCCAGATTGAAGGCTTGACCAAAGAATTGAAGAAAACTACTGGCGACCTGCAAACGGCACAACGCGAATCCACACATGATAAACAGCGAGTGGAAATTGAGAAATTCAAGACTGATTTGAATAAGCTCATGGCAAACCTAGAAGCAGGCGGAAAATTAGACGCGAAGAAGCTTGAATTAGCTGTGAAAGACCTACTTGGTGATATTAAGTCGTCAATGATTACGCAGGACACCCCTGAAGGAGATAGGAAGAAAGCTCCCAGGACTTCTGCGAAAAAAACCAAGAAGGAAGAATAAAATGAACGATACCCTGCACACTCCACCAGTAAACAACGACACCCCAGTGGATAACGACCCATCGTTAGTGGCAAATTTGCCCGAT